ATGAGAAAGTAAAAACACCAGACGATGAGAAAGTAAAAACACCAGACGATGAGAAAGTAAAAACACCAGACGATGAGAAAGTAAAAAAGGACGGAGGCGAACAAGCTGACATTGAAGATACAGCAAAATCCGTAGAAGAAACTGCCGGAGGTGTTCAAGAGGTTGGAGATGGACTTGGTGACACTAATGAATTATTAATCGGCATAGAAGAACATCTTCAATTTATTCGTGATAATACTCTAACATTAGAAGACCAAAGAGAAGCGAATAAAAACAAAGGTGGTAAGGTTGTAAAGAAAGGAAAAAAAGGAAAAAAAGAAGATGAAGGATTTTCTCTTATGAATCTGGGAACCACCGTTATTGCAGCAATATCTGGTGCGCTTATGGGAGCAGTTGCTGGGTTATCATTAGGGTTCGTGAATATGTGGGGTTCAATTTTCAAATTCTTTGGGGGAAAACTTGCGAAAATGTTTCCAAAGGTTACTAAGATACTGAGTGATATTTTTGGTAAAGGAGGAAAAATTAGTCAGTTTGTTACTTCTATAAAGGCATTCTTCACAGAAAGCAAAGCATTCAAAACGATTTCCGAAGCATTTACTAAATTCAAAACAACATTGTCAAATTTCGGAAAAACAATAAAGAGTTTTTTCAAACCTATATTGGATATTTTTAGTAGTAGTGCTAAAGGTTCAAGTGCGCTCGGCGGAATTTCTAGATTTAAAAAAGTTTTTATGACATTCTTCAGAGTATTTAAAAGTTTCTTTGCTAAATTATTCTTACCACTACAAGTTATCATATCTTTATTTGATGGATTCTTTGAAGCAAAAGATGCTGCTGGTAAGAGTGAGGGAATGTTAGCAACATTCTTTAATTCAATCATTGGATTCTTTGGTGGTATTCTTGATGGTTTTGTGATGGGAACGTTGGATTTAATTAAAGGTGCTGTTGCTTGGATTGCAGGATTTTTGGGGTTCGGTGATGTTGAAGACTCTCTTGATAGTTTTTCGTTTTCCGATACATTCAATGAATTCTTGGATGACATTTATAAATGGTTCAATCTTTTATTCAGTGATCCAGTTGCAGCATTAACAAATTTATTTGCAGGATATTTTGGGGCTGCATTATCAATAGGAGATTTTGTTCTTGATATGATTAAAAAACCTCTTGTATGGATAATGGGATTGTTTGGATGGGATGAAGCAGCAGAAGCAACCGAAAAATTTTCATTAACAGGGACAGTTACGAAAGCCTTTGATTCGGTGGTAAAATGGTTTAAAAATATATTCCAATGGGGCAAGAAAGCAGCATTTGACGGAAAGGGTTTCAGTATCACTAAACTCATAACAGAAGCAGTAGATGCAATTGCTAAATGGTTTGGAGATTTATTTAATAAAATTACGAATTTTGATTTTGCAAATTTTGCAAAGGGATTACTGCCCAGTTTCTTAGCAGATATGATATTCGGTACAGCAAAAGCACCAGAAAAACCAGCAGAAGCTAAAAAAGCAGAAACCGCAGCACAGGGTGGAGAATCAGAAAAATTATTAGAAAAACCCGATACTGGTGGAATGTTCGATGCAATATTAAACCCATTTCGTACCTATGTTAAAGGGTTGTTAGCAGATACTACAGGAATTCCAGATTGGGTTGAAAATATTGTGCTGAGTGCAATTCCTGGCGGTGATGTACCAACTGTTAAAGATGGTGGATTCATTGTAAGTCGCCCAACATATTTACCTAGTTCTGGTGTTGTTGTGGGGGAACATCCTACGTGGAAAGGAAAGAATCATGCATCTAAAGGAAGTGCAGGACAGAAAGAAATGGTTGTTCCTTTTGAGTCAGGGGAAGGTCAGGCAGTACTTGCACCATTTTCCAAGTCAATTGCAGGAGCAGTTATGAATAATTTAGCGATGGATAGAGTAGGATTGGGTGGTAATGGAGGAGGAAATTCTGGATCGACCACAGTTGATTCAAGTACACAGCAGGTAATTACTAATAATACAATCATAAACTCGCCCGAACCCCAAGGCCCTGTGTTGCCAGGAGCTGGACGAGATCATGCTATATCACACTTTAGACACGTTGCGTAAGACTATGCTTCTGCAAGTTTCTTGAAATAATCAAGATTGTCTTCATCAGAAGTTGATGGAGATGATGTGATAGGTACTCCACCATCAAACGGAACCTCTACTGATTCAACAGTAACAGGAGCAGTCATTGCTGGTGTAGTGACGTTTCCAAGAACAACATCCAAACGAGATTTTAAATCATCATAGGACTTGAACTTGTCTTCTCCGACAAACTCTGTAAGAGAGTGTTGTGCGTTCCAAGTTTCTTCCATCTTGGCATCATCTTCAAACAATGCTGACGCAGTAATAAACTCCGACTTGTCATAGTTTGAGAAACCATCCACTTTACGAATCTTCAACTTGAAGTTCGCACCATCCCAAAAATTGAAAACATCTACTGGTGACTCATCCTCAAACTCAGGATTGGCCATTCCACTGACCTTATCAAAAATCTTCTTTCCATAACGAAAAAGGAAAGCCTTACCTTCGTTTTGTGGATTTGCCTTGTCTTCAACGACAAAGATGTTAGAGATGTATGTGAGTCTTCGTTTCTGTTTACGGGCGATCTCTTTGTTCGCTTCGATACCTGAGTTCCAAAGAGTAGAGTTATACTCTGCCAATGGATCTTTCTGACCAATAGTGGTCAAAGAGTTCTCAATATACCATCCACCCGGCCCTTGAAAACCGTGATTGAAGATCTTGGCCCATGCCATTTCTTCATCATTGGGTGGGGGAAGAAAACGAATAACGGCATATCCGTTACCAGACTTGTCGATTTCCGCTTTCCAGAAGCGTTCATCTTCTCGACTGTAATTGTTTTTAGGATTGTTTATCTTCTCAACTTCTGACTGAAGTTTCTGAAGATCGTTTGACCGACTTTTCTTGAGGGAAGCAAATGAATTTGCCATTGTATTCTCCTTATTCTATATGTTTCAGATTATCCACATTATGCATAATGTAATTCTACTTGTCTTCTGAGTATGTCAACGTATTTCTGCTTATTCACAACCACGAATGGAGCATAATTATTACACATACTATAAAGTTCCGGCCATACGACCGTTTCCTCTATGCTCTCATTGAACTTAGAGGTGAAGTTAAGAATGGAATCCAGTATTACAAAGGTTTCCAACGAAACTTCATTGCCAAACACATGGCGAACTATTGGAGGATGTTGACCATCCTCTACATTGAAAATGTTATTGAAAGTCTCGTTCTCATCGAACACTGATTCCAATTCATTCTCAAATACGTATGGGAGACTTTGTATTCTTGTCTTCCATGCAATATAATTACTTCTACCTTCTGGTGAAGTAGCATTTCCTACCCACAGATTCCTTGTCTTAACAAAGTTAGCAACAAGAAACTTCGTGAGTTCTTCATCCTTGTAGATTTTCGACAAACGGATGAAATGTTGTTTGTCTTTTCTCTTATCAAAAGAAGACTCGCTTGCACGAACCTTTCCATGAAATTTAAAGTAATCGTATTCAGTCTTGTTGAAGTGCTGTTTCAACGACAAATATTTTTGGTACACTTCATAGGGAGTCACTTGATATATCATATGGGAAGTTTTGCAGTCTTCGGCATGAAATTTAGAATTTCTGCTTCTCCCCTTAATTTAGTTTTTGTCTTAACATTAACCAGCCCTGCAACCGTTTCCGATTCAAGACCATTTTCATCAGCATGATAGAGCATCGCATCTAGATAACTCATCTTTGTTCGTTTGACTATTTCATCAATCTCGGAATTGTAACGTTCCGATGTATACATATTAAGTATTTCTTCCATTGTGTTAATTATATCAAATTAGGACATCATTGTCAAGTTAAATATTTGCATTTGCATTCTTCATTGCTTCTCCCTCTTTTTGTTCTGGATCATCTTTATCTTTAAACCAATAATCCGTAGCCTTTGCGAGAACAGCGACATAAGCACCAACCATAATATTTACCAGATCTCTAGATTCTGCTGGTAACGTACCAAAAAATAACAACCATATTAAAAACAAAAAAGTGAGAACTATAATCAGAGATAATGTAAATCTCGACCACCAGTTCAGTTTTTTTCTTGTCTCAATTTTCTCATAACGTAACGCTTCCATTGGATTACTCTCCCATAATTTTTCTTCTTGTGCTTCAATCATTTCAGCAGAGGTATTGACTTTTCCATCCTCTAATCTTTTTTTAAATATTTTTGTGTTCATGTTTTTTATCCATGAAGGGGAGTTAATTCGACTCCCCATTTTTATTTGTTACTTGTTCTCTACAAATTCGTAGAGTTCAGTTGCCTTCTTCTTAATATCCTCAATGGTATAAGATTCTGGCTGAAGGTCTGTTCGTAACCTCGTAGTTGCATCGCCTTGTTCTTGTGCAAAATTCCATGCATCAATAGCAACATTTTCTTTTCTAGAGTATTCATCTTGGAGATAACCCTGTGCCATCTCTAAAAGTCTAAATCTTAATTCATATGGATTTGACATATGTTTCCTTTATGTGTGTGTGTGTAGTGGCCGGTTCTTCTGTTTCCAAGCGACCGGCCGGAGGACTACCCTCTAACTCAGCTATACTCTACGCAGCGAGTGCGTAAGAATATGCAGTATAATCG